GCAGTTGCTTCTAACTGCTCAATTTCTTCATCGTAGTCAACTGTAACATCTTTTAGGTTAGAGAGCTTACCTTGATAAAGGATTTTAAATATATCTTGTGAATTAAAAATGGGATTTCCAAATTGATCTAGGCGCATAGCCTATATTTTAACTGATATTAATCAGTTTGTCAAGACCTTTGTCTCGAGTAGACATCATTTTTTCATACTCAATTCTCCGCCTGTTGCTCATTTCTTCTTTATAAGTTTCAAGCACAGCAGAAATTTGGCTTTGAACTCCGGGATTGCTCGTTTGAAAATATTTACGAGTTAGATCATTAATTTTATTTTCTAACTCGTTATCTTTTAGAGCATCAAGATTAGAAACTAGCGGATGCATTAGAACTCGCCAACGTACCTAATATATACATTTGCACCATTATCATAAGACCAAGCTTCGATAACTTTATTTTTTCCAGTTGTATCTAAAGTAATACTTGGGAATCCGGTAGCAGTATGGATAGTACCTGCATTTGCTGTTGTTAAACTAGGAGTAAATGTGTTTCCAGTATTGTAAAAATGAACTCTTACTATTCCATAGTAGCCACTTGTAGGCCAATTTGTAAATCTAAAACTAAGACCAGCGGTCATAACTTTAAATGTTTGAATTGAAGCTAGGGTTACATCTATATCATGATTAGCGACTACTTCACCTACATTTAAACTGGTTGCGTATACATCATTCATGTATCCATTTGATAAAATGGTATTTTGTAAATTATTAGTAGTTTTAGTTACATCAACAGAGTTTGTTTGTAACGCTGTAAGTTCTGATTTAGCTACAGATAATCCAGTCTGGATGGCTGAAAAATTATCTCGAAATCCTTGGCTGTCGTTATCTTGCCCAGCAATTGGGTAAGTTATATCTATATTTGCGGTATTAATAGCACTGGTCATATGGTTATCCTATCGTTTTTAAACACGAAATATTTATCGCCTGTTGCACCGTCTATAGCGTCAATTATGAATCGATCTGCGGTGTAATCTAATAATTTAAAATCAAAACCTGTAGTTTTCATATGGTTTTTAATGTTTAACATTATATCATTTGCTGTTCCGACCTTGCAGTAACATAATGGTACTGCTAGTTTAAATCCTAATTCTTTCTTAAATCCAGGTTGTATACTTCTCATCCATAACGGCAAATAGTTCCGTTCAGTCTTACCTATACTGGCAAATCTATCTTGCCAATTACTAATACTGCTTGGATAGTATGTATCTGATTTTGAATCAGATATTAAGTAGCCTGAACTATCAACTGATATCTTTGGTTCCGGCCTTTGATTATAGGGAGCTTTCTCCGACAGTTGATCTAATCTTAAACTCCAAAGTGTGTTAGCACTATCTATAGTAATTAAATTAGGAGTTGCTCCTAGATGTTTTATTTGATGAGGTAATCGGGCACCATCAGCCGTTTCTAAAGGATCTATCATCTCAACATATATAACTTCGTATACTTGAGTAGTTGTTCCTGGTAAAATTGCCACAGCTTTTTTTATATCGCCAAATTGGAATCGTTTACGTTTGTGATTAAGTCCCATAGCTGACACATACGCCGCAGCCGACTTAGTTTCAATACCGGCATATACTAATAATGATAAATCTTTTTGTATTCCGAAATTGGCATCGGCAGGACGATATATGCTGGCCGGGGTAAAAATACTAGTATTATTAATAAATGTTTTCCAATAATCTCGTTTATCTAATGCTAAGAATGGTCTTGTTTTAATATTACTATATACTAGTTGATGTGGAGTATCGACTGTTAATGTAAATTCTCTATAGATAGCATTATAACCTAACATATCATTAACTTTGACTGTAAATTTAAAAACTCGATCAAATCTTGTATTAAGATTATCAAATGTTGTAGTACTATTAACATTTACAAAATCAAAAACTGTTAAACCTAAAGTTGCACTAGTTGGATATTGATTAACTTTTCCAGTTATTTCTCCGTCGGCTTGTAAAGTAAGTCCTGGAGGTAACGATCCGCTAGTCACAGTATACAATAAATTTGTATTCAATAATGTTGTACTAGCATTTACACTTAATACTGATACAAAATTAGCATTAATTGTACCTAAATTTGGATTAGTGTTCCATATTAATACACTGTCAATTTCTCCAAGTATAGTAATATTAAATGTTTTTGACGCAGAAACTTCGTCACTATGATCGCCAAGACGAGTTGCAGTTACCGTAAATCGATAGTCTCTAGTAATAGCAGGTTGGTACGGAACAGAGCCATATATTTCTGAAGTATTTGTGTTAAATGTCATACCAGGCGGCAACGTACTTAAATTTCCAAAATGGAATTTAATATCAGTGGGAATTGTGTTATCTAAAGGTTTATCAAAAGTTATTCTATAAATGCTATCACCAAGACTAGTAACGGTGTATACTTTAAAAATTTTAGTAGTAGATCCTTCAAATAACCCTTCAAATGTAAAATATTGCCCTTGAGACGGCGCCGATGTAGTATAACATGTTAGTTGATAATTTCCTATAATATTATCTAACGTTAAACCTAATTTAACAATTCTAGCTTGCAAATCTGTATTAACGGATTCTAAATAATATGACGTTGGTGAAATACTATCATTATAAATGTCAAGGAATACTGTGACATAATTATTAGCTCTATAAATTCCTAAATTACTATTAGTCTTCCATATTGGTTCTTTTAGATAAGTTACATCTGATGTAAATGTTGTACCATATCCAGTATTATCTGCTCTAAAATAATCTTCACCGATAACATAAATTCTAAATCGTCTTTTAGTAATAGTATCGCCGTCTGTTACGGTTATAACAAAATCGTAGTTACGATTTAATTTTTTTGGTGTAAGAACTGGCAATGAATAATCAAATATAGTATGATCAAAGGTATAACTATCAAAACCATTAGATGGTCTTACACCAAAGTCAAATGATATAGAATCAAATGTTCCGTTATCAAATGCACCAGTGCCGTCTGACGGTTTAATAAAGACTGCTGTTGCAATATAACCGTATATACGTCCATCAGGCGACAGGGTTAGTCCTGGCGGCAATTCTCCGCCATCTCTATCGATGAAATAACTTAGATGTTGTCCTGCCGCCGTATCAGAATCAATAGCTTCAATTTGATAATCAATATAACTGCCATCAACTGCATAGTATTGGTGTCTAGGACCAATATCTAAATTGCCCTCAGCAGTTACAAATTCAGGAACATCTGGACCGTCTATAGTAAGTTTAAATGTTCTGTCAGACACTGCTGTGCCTTGTGTTGCTCGAATACAAAATGTAAAATCAGTAAATCTAGGTACTTCGGCAGGATTACCTGATAGAGTATTGCCTTTTAATTTTATACCAACTGGCAATTCTCCTGATATGACGTTAAAACTAACTTGAGTGCCAGGATTTGTATAAGGCAAATCAACACCGTCAGTTCTTGCCACGGCTGTTGGCGTTATACCGTTGTATAAATCAACACGTTCAACTGCGGTAAACGCATCTGCTTGTAGTCTTTGAGTATCAGTGTTACGAAGGATAATATCACTTAACGTAGATGCTCTAAGCCATGCTAGATCAGCAGTTGCCCAAGGTTGATTTTCAAACCATTGGGCATCACCATTTCTTGTTCGTATAAATTGGTCAATTAAAATAGTTCTAAATGTTTGACCAATCATAGCACCAGTAACTGCATTTTCAGCTAAGCCGCCAATCCATAGATCGATATCATTAATATTTGTATATGTATTTTGCAATGCAGTAACAACAGTAACATCGTTGGTAATCTGATTGAATGTAGTGTAAGGTTGTAATCCTAATGCTATACGCATTTGATTTAAACTTGGAAGTCCTAAGTCACGACCGCGTTGTATGTTAGTTGCTGCCAAATCCATAGCGGCTGGTGGATCATTTAATAAATTTCTTAAATCGTCTATTATGTGTACATCAAGTTTATTAGATATATCAGCGGCTAATTTACGTAAAAATCCGTCAGCTCCACCATTACGTTCAAACAATGTGGGTGTTAAGAAAAATGCCTGAAACAAACTTAGACTTTCTGTAATATTTCCTTGCTCATCTATTCGATCAAGCGCATTACTAACAATGCTATGACCAAAGCGCAAAGCGGCAGCGGCAAATTCAATTTGTATACTAGAATCAACTGTAGGGTTAAACCCAGTATAAGGTGGGATTGCTGTAGGTCCTAGCAATTTAGGTAGCCATTCGCTGTAGGTGATATTTTGTATTTCAGCAATAACAATACTACGGGCACGTTGATATAGTTGTTCACCACTCCATTCTGGATGTTTTGTTCTTAGTCTATTAACGTGCCAATTATGTTCTCGTACAAATAAAACTTGTATCGATGTTAGGTCTGGATTTTCAGTAGCTCGCGGATCTCCAAATTTGTAAACACCACCATCCTTTCCTGGATACTTGCCGTCACTTGATGTTATTAATAATCCGTTAGTAGCAATTTGGCCGCCTTCTCGTAGGGTAACGGGATTTGCAAATGGTGTTGGGCCTTGTGCTACACCTGGAGGATATGCTACTCCATACACTACACTAGCATCAATCCAACCAGTAACATCATTTATTGGTAATGCTACATGATTTGATACGCCGCTACCTAACGCAACTGCTGATCTAGTAACAGGAATATGACTTCCGGGAGTTAGGTCGGTATCGCCTGCAGGTACTATAACATCTATATTTCCTGTACCAGGACGTTCAAAACTTAAATCATGTGTAATAAATTGGCCCCACGCATACATCATTCCGCTGTAGCCGTTAGGATCAGGATCAGTACCATGACCAGCAACAACTTGATTGCTGATTGTTCGAGGATTGGGTAAATCAGTACGCATGGCATGTATGCCATCTGTATAACTGTTTACCGGTGATCTTGTAAATGTGCTGCCAGCACTATTTCGTAACGGTGCTGTTGGGTGATGCCCTGTGCCATCAAACGCCGGTGGGGGTATTCCGTGGTAAGCGGTACTAGGATCAAGAGGTAATACTTGATTAAGAGTTTCTCGTTCTTGAAATACTCCAAAGGAGTATCCAGAGGGTTTTGTCCATATATCTTTTAGCGCCATACTTGCTCTCAGTTCAAGTATTTATCGCTAAAATTATTTAAAATGTACCAAAATTTAAGTTGTTTGATGGGGGAGCACCAAAAGTACCCATGTCTAAACTTTGTCCAGTTGTCGGTGTAGTAAAACTACCAAAATCAAGAGTAATACCACCACCTGCAACAGCCAGTTCAAGTAGTGCGTTTAGGATACGAATATCAAGGCCGAATACTGTAGATTGTACATCACCGGTACCGTTAGTTCCGATAATATTGTGACCGTTTAAGAATAAGTTTGCACTGAGTTGAGGAGCAGGATCTGAGTTTAAAACAGCTGCCGCCTTCATGTTAATACTATTAGGAATAGTACTATCAAACATTATACTATTATCAGAGCTAGTTAATTTTTTAAATTCTAGATTAACTAGATTTCTTTGTGCAAATACTCCTACTCCAGTTCCAATATTAACTGCATTAGCAATACTAACTGTACCTCCTAACGAGGTAAAATTATCATTAACTTTTTGGAATGCTGTGCGTAAATCATCGCCTGTGCCATCATTAGCATATTCACCAATTTGTATTACTTGTAGGGTCATAATTTGCTCCGTTTAGTATATTTACCGTTTTGTTAGTATCCGAATCTTGTAGGCCGCAGGTTCATTAAGTTCCAATTACTGTAGTAACGCCAGTATTT